ACCAGAGATTGTTCTTGTAACCACTAATGTTAAGGATTTAGACGCGCGATCGTATTCACAATGTCCGTATTCTATTCAACGCAGAATGGATTTGGTTATGACTGTTAAATGTAAAGAGAAATTTCAACGATTTAAGGAAGGAGTTCCCTGTGGTGTGGATAGTTCGAAGATAAGAGAACATTACACATATGACGGGGTTTATGATCCACCTTTAATAGATGATATTTGGGAGATTACAATTGAACAGGCAGTTCGACCACCTAAATTAACAGTTGCAGCAGGTTACATGCCGATAAAATGGAGAGGCAAGGTAATGGAAAAAGTTTCTGCAATTGAAGCGATACAATGCGCGATTGAGTACTTTCATGAACATAGGAAAAATCAACAAGCTTTGTTAGACAGGAAATCTGATAAACAAACATTAGAACGTTGTCAGCATCCTGGATGTTGCCATTTGAAACATTTTTGTCCTGACCACATGTCAGAACAATTTGGATTAGAAACATGGCAGCACATTAGGAAAGCGAAGAAGCATGTACGTGATGTAATTGATGAAACGCAAGCGAGTTTCAACGCTACATTAGCACAGATGCCCACGGCAGAGTTATATAGAAAGACAAACCAGTTTTTAGATAAATGGGACTGGATTTGCTTTTTGCCGTTCAAGTGGCTACAAAATGATAAATTTATTACATTTTTACAATTTGTATATAGGAAGGAAATTGATGAAGTGACTTATAAATGTAAATGGTTTTATTTATTATTTTGTCTGTTTGCGCTATTTGTTAGCCCGGCTCATGGTATTTTATTGTTAGTTTTAGGATTAGCTATTGGTGAGTACTTAACAAAATTGGCCACTAGAAAAGTGATGATGGCAGAATTATGTCATCGCACTGATAGTCTGGTGGAAATTGTAAGGAGTAGACGAGCTAGTTATGCGAAAGTTTTGTGTTGTGGATGTGCCTCTATGGCGGCTATGTATGCTATTGCAAAAGTATTCAAGTCGTGGAGAGGTATTGTAAAGGAACATAGCGCATTAGAACCAACGTGTATGGAAGATATTAAGGCAAGAGATCAACAAGTTAATGTTTGGTCACAAGTTACTAAACGAGTATTGCCAGCATCAGAAAGTAGCAAATGCACAACTGTTGAAAGGTTGCGTAATGCTGTGGAGCACAATTTATTGTATGCTTCCGTTGAGGCTGAAAATACCGATGTTACACTTATGGCAAATGTTTTGATGATTACATCAAATATGTTGTTAATTCCCAATCATTATTTTAAAGACAGTGATTCATTGAAATTAACTTGTAGAAAGGTTAATGCTGAAGCTGTCGGAGGGAGTTTTAAAACACGTATTTGTAAGGACTCTTCAGTACATATTGAAGGCACAGATTTTAGGTTGTGTTATTCAAGTACTGGAGGTTCTTATCGTAATTTGCTTAAATTTTTCCCACTTGGTGATATTGTTGCACATCCATTTAAGATGATATGGAGGCAAAGAAGTGGAGAAATGATAACAGCGCATGGAATGTGTGAAGCTGGCATTGTGTCCAACGGTTCATGTTCTTTTAAGGGAGGCGTTTACAAAAACCTCTCAATGAACACGTTTGGCGGATTATGTGGAGCGACACTGATTTCGGAAACTAGAACACCTATGATAACAGGATTGCATTTAGGTGGAAAAGACGGACAACCATTTGGTTGCATGGGTACTTTAACTCAT